TGTAGACGATTGCACCGATAGATTCCCAGAAACACTTCAAGTGATAGAAGAATTAGACAGACCCTTTGAAATTAAAAACGGTATGGGATTTATTTGTGGATAAGATTTGTTTATTACCTTGGATACACACTGAGTTTACAACAGAGGGCACTGCAAAACCTTGTTGTTTGTATCGCGGCGAACCAATGGGCAATTTGAAAGAAGAGAGCCTGATGGACATATGGCACGGAGAAAAATACAATTCTTTGCGCCAACAATTTCTCAATGGTGAACAACCAGAGGGATGTTCTATGTGTTGGGAGAATGAAGATGCTGGATATAAGTCCAAGAGATTGCAGGACAATGAAAAGTTTGCGTCACACTTATATAAGACCACACGAGAAAAACTATTCGCGCCGATTTATCTTGACTTGAAGTTCGGCACCCTTTGTAATCTCAAGTGTCGGTCATGCGGCAGTGTCAATTCATCTAGTTGGAAGACGGATGAAAAATTAATTTATGGTAGAGTCCTTGATAACAAAGATGCTCTGTGGGTCAAAAAGAATCCAGACATCTGGAACGAACTTGATAAGATCATGCACACCGTAGAACATATGGATTTCACTGGTGGCGAACCATTCATGATCGAACAACACTTTGATCTATTGAAACATGCTGTTGAGTCTGGCCATGCGAAGAATATTTCCATTCATTATAACACAAACGGAACCATAAGACCACCGAAAGAAATTTTTGACTTGTGGAAGGAGTTCAAATCTTGTGAAGTGATGTTTAGTATTGATGGCACCTTCAAGAAATTTGAATACATTCGCAGTGGTGCAGTATGGGATGAGGTATGGGAAAACTTCAATCATTTCAAATCTCATGAATTTCTCAGCATACAAATATGTCACACGGTTAGTATTTTCAACGTATACTATCTTGAAGAGTTTGTCAATCAGTTTGAGGGAACAAATATCTATTTCAATCTTTTGCATTTTCCTCGACAGTATTGCATTAGAAATATGCCCGACTATTGCAAGGAAAGGGTTCGTGAGAAAATTATAAATATATCAAACGCTGATGCCATTGTGAACTTTATGATGCAGGAAGCGACAATTGATAAGTTAGACCTTGGGTTTTATCTGGTGACGGAAAAACTTGATAAGGTGAGAGAAGAAGACTACAGCAAAACATTTGCTGAATTTTATGAGATATTAATAGATGGCGGAATCAGAACAAGACCTTGGGAACATCCAAACCTTGTTACAACAGGTTCTATCTGAGATACAGAACCTAAAGTACGAGATCAGAGCTGCTGGTCTTGAGGGATCACACAAGTCAACCTCCGAAAACATGCCAATTCTATGGTATGATAAACTCCCTCGTGGCATTGAAATAGAACGCAACTGGGCCACTCTGCCTAAAAATACCTTGCACAGAAAAAACAAAGTGTGTCTTGGTATGTCCGATATGCCAGACTTGTACAACAGGCTTGGTATAAAAGTCAAACTAAAAGACATCCGCGAATGGGATGAATCTTACGCAAACAAAAATAATTTGTACTATGTAGAGATGACACAAGTACATGAAGATTTGTCTTGTGTCTTTGATTATATTGATCCAGTTATTTTTGATCTTATACGGGGATACAAACTTGCTGTTGTTTGGTGGTTTCCACACGAAGGATTTGGTTTGGACGCGATGCGAAGTCGCGAGGACAAGGGGTGGATGGATCGTTTGGTAGAAGGTTTACAAAAACACGATATCGCCTACGGTAATCACTTCTTTATTTTTAACGATCTGAACATTGAAGATAATTTTAAAAGATGGTTCAATGCTAGGCCGGAATTGTCTTTCAAATTCAAAAAGGTTTTCGGTTACAATTTCTTTCACTACCTTTATTATCAACAATTCATGGGAAGGACAACTTGGAGATACGATCCAATAACAGAGATAGAGGGGTTCTCTGAGTTTACATCTTATGGCGATTGGCAATCTCCACATGATAGAGATTGCTACGTTCTAGCATCAGACATCCCAGAGAAAAATTTGGCCGAGGCGCAACGTCACTTTGGTGCTGATGCTTGGAGAGGACATCAAATAACTTGGAGAGGAACAAGAAGAGATGTAGTCTTAGATGAAGTGATGAACGAAATACCAGAACCGGAAATGAAAAACATGGATTTGATTTGTCTTAACGCAAGACCTAGAAGTCATCGCCCAGTTATAGTTTCTGAGTTGCACAGGTTGGGATACAACAACGAGAATTCTTATATAAGTTATTTGTGTAGGGATGAAGTTCGCAACGAAGACAACGGATATTCTAGTTGGAAAGATCGAGCCATAAACAACGCCAGTATAGAAGAATTTTCCAGAACGGTTGATAACCACATTACTCACTTGATGGAAACAAAAGAACAGAAAGAGTTTTTCTATAAGTTTTGGAAACGACATGATATTATCACATGTGGTGATACAACACAAGAAATAGATTTCGATGACAGAAAAATTGGCATTGAAATGTATCAGAGGGCTTGTTTCGCTCTTATCACCGAAACTCTTTTTGGAGACTACGGTGAGACACACTCTTTGCAGTTGACAGAAAAAATATACAAACCGATAGCATATAGAACGCCATTTATTGTTGCTGGGTCTGCTGGCACATTGAAGTATCTGCGTAGTTTGGGGTATGAAACTTTTCCAGAGATGTTTGATGAGACGTATGATACTGTAATAAATCCTAGAAAGAGATTGACCCTCATATTAAGAGAACTTGAAAAGTGGCGAGAATTGACTTGGGTTGAGAAAAGGAAACGATACCAGAGCATTCTACCCAAACTAGCTAGAAATTATAATCACTTCTTAAATTCTGTTGAGGTTCAAAAAAGAGAACTTCAACAAGTGTTAGAAAACATATCCCTATGAACCACTTTACAAATGGCGCTGATCTGCAATCGGGTAGTATACTGCTAACAGATTTTGAAAGGGTCATTTCTTCAAAACTGTTAAAGGTTTTGCCGGAGGATACTTGTCTTGTAAACACCACTTGGTTTAGTAATAAAGAAACTTTGTCTAAATTAAAACGGTGGGAGTGCGATAAGTCTAGGGCTTTCTTGTACTCTGGTATGGATTGGGAAAACACCACATGCACTGATGTTAGTAAAGAAACTCATGATTATGTGAATGATAGATTTGAAACTGTCAATGTTGGTAATGTGTCTTACGGCCACTACTTTAGTTTTTGGTTGGAATTTATTTGTCAACATGCGGGGTATTTTTTTGACGGATCATACTGCATGTATCCAACCATAGAAAATCATTTTATGTGTCTGAATAACAAATGCAATGATCACAGGGCATATCTGCTCAACAATATTTTTTACGATCAAAACTTGTGGAATAGGGGTATTATATCTGCTGTGCAGAGAGACGATAGATATGAGTGGGATCATTCTATAGTATTAGAAGAAGAACGACCCTATCACATGACCAAGTTTTTTAATGAATGGGAGAAAATATCTGATACTCACATATCAAATGATATTTTATCATTGGGCGACCCTAAACATTGGAACTCTCACTTTGTTACTGTGATTACAGAGAGTTGTCATCATTCCGATGTTTTCCTGAGTGAAAAAATATTCAAACCCCTGATTGGTTTGCGGCCTTTCTTGGCGATGGGTGATAAGAATCTATATTCCAAACTCAGAGAATTTGGATTTGATACGTTTGAAGACTTGTTTCCAAACGTGGGTAAAGATGAAGATAATTATGAGAAGAGATGTGACAACTTATTGGTAGATTTATATAATCTTTGTACAATGTCCTTGGACGATGTTGATAAACTTTATAAATCTATTCTACCTAGATTAGAAAAAAATAGAAACACTGTTTTGACATTGATGATGGCAAACAAGAAATGGATAGAGGATTTAAAAACGTTATGAAAATAGGATTTATTGGATTTGGTAAATTAGGACAACCATGCGGTGAGGTTATTGCATCTAAGGGACACGATGTTGTTGCATATGATGTAAGGGAAGTTGATACAAAAGTTGAAATGCGGCCAACTATACAGGAGACTGTAGAGGACAGAGAGATTGTGTTTGTTGCAGTTCCTACTCCGCACGATCCAGCTTATGATGGCAGAGAACCGACATCACATCTACCCCCGAAAGATTTTGATTACGAAATTGTAAAACAAGTTTTGTCTGAAGCTGACAAACATATGAATAAAAATCAATTGTTGGTTCTTATAAGCACCGTGTTGCCTGGCACTGTTCGCAGAGAATTCATTCATCTGATAAACAATCCTAAGTTTGTATATAATCCATACTTGATTGCGATGGGAACTGTTGGTTGGGATATGATAAATCCTGAGATGGTTATGATAGGAACAGAAGACGGTGAGACATCACCCGAAGCAGGATTCTTGAAATCCTTTTACGAATCTATTATGGAAAACAATCCACGTTATGTGATTGGAACGTGGGATGAGTGCGAGTGTATCAAAGTATTTTATAATACCTTTATCAGTGCCAAGATTGGTCTTGTAAACATGATACAGGATGTCGCAGAGAAACAAGGTAATATCAATGTTGACGTTGTTGCGACAGCATTGAGAGATAGCACACGAAGAATCATGGGCCCTAGTTACATGAAGCCTGGTATGGGTGATGGTGGTGCATGTCATCCCAGAGATAATATTGCACTGAGATATATGGCAGAAAAACTTCATCTTGGATATGATCTATTTGCCAGTATCATGGAAGCCAGAGACAAACAGGCTCTCAACATGGCAATGACGATCCTTAGTTTCGGCAGAAAAGTTTTCTTTACTTCCGACTCATATAAACCCCATGTAGAATATGTTGAGGGTAGTTACAGTTTACTCGTACAAAACTCTATCTTGCAGTTGGGTGGTAAGATTATGAATGATATTCACCTTGCTGAAGTAGCGGTGAAGGTTCATCAGATTGATGAAATTGATCCGGACTTTGATGGTATTGTTTTTGATCCTTGGAGAACACATAAAGGAATAAATACTGTATCATATGGAGACACTAGAGGACTTAAATGAAAATCATCAACTGGTTCAAACAAAAGTATCGCAATTGGAAAAACAAGAGACTGATTAAAAAAAGGTTGAAGGAAATCCAAGAACGCGATCCGTTCATATATGACTGATTGGGGTGTTAGTGCCGGATATCATGATGCAGCCCTCTCCGTCATTAAAGATGGTAAAATTGTTTTCGCCGGACACGCAGAAAGATACTCTCGCAAAAAAAATGATAAGTCTCTCAACGCTGGACTTATCAATGATGCGTTGCATTTTGGTGAGCCTGATCAAATATTCTGGTTTGAAAATCCCCTACTCAAGGCAACTAGGAGAGCTTTCGCCGGACAAGGAAATTGGTGGACTAACCCAAGAGAATATTTTAAAGACACCTACTACGACCCCCCTTGCAAAATAAAGTGGGGCAATCACCACCGCAGTCACATGGCTGCAGGATACTACACCAGACCCTTCAATAACTGCGCCACACTGGTTGTGGATGCAATCGGTGAGTTTACTACCATATCCATTTGGGACGAAGATAAACTGGTATTCACTCTTGGGTATCCACAATCATTGGGTTTATTTTATTCTGCAATGACAGATAGGATCGGACTCAAGGCAAATGAGGATGAATACATCTTGATGGGCATGTCCGCTTACGGTGATCCAGATAGATTCTATTCTGAAATCAAAAACGATCTTCTATGGTTTAGAACAAACTTGCACCGTGGATGTAAGTGGTGGAAACCAGAACTCACAGAAGAAGATTATTTTGATGTTGCCGCTGCCACTCAAAAAATATATGAGGGATACCTTGAGGCATTGTTGTTACGGACTCAGGAACTTACCAAAAAAAGTAATTTAGTTTTCATGGGTGGATGTGCGTTGAACTGTCTTGCAAACAGATTACTGCCAAAATATTTTAATGATTACTGGATCATGCCAAATCCTGGCGATGCTGGGTCATCTCTTGGAGCTGTTCTTGCAGGCACAAAACAAAGAGTTAATTTTGATTCGCCATATCTTGGATTTGATATAAAAGGAAATTACCCAGTTGAAAAAATACTAAAAGAACTTGAATCAACAGGCCTTGCTGGTGTAGCTTGTGGGCCTGCTGAGTTTGGGCCTCGTGCTTTAGGAAATAGATCGCTTCTTGCTGACCCCCGAGGCGAACATATGAAATCTAAAGTCAACGAAATTAAAAAACGACAAGAATTTCGTCCATTCGCTCCTGTTATAAGACAAGAGGACGCATCAAAACATTTTGTTGTTTCCGATGGGTTCGACTCCCCATACATGCAAGAAATCGTGAGATGTAAATATCCTAAAGACTACCCAGCTATAGTACATAAAGACGGCACTAGTAGAGTGCAAACCGTTACTCGTTCACAACACGCTGGATTGTATGATTTGTTGACTCGGTGGTATAAATCTACTGGATGTCCTATGTTGTTGAATACCAGTTTGAATATAAAGGGACAACCAATAGCGAATACACAAGTTGATGCTGCGAGATTTGAAATGTATTATAAGGTCAACGTATGTCTACCCTGATAAAGTATCTTAACCAAGCAATCAACGTTGATGGTATTCATTTTTATGGATGTTCTTTTACTGCCGGCGAAGAACTTGCCGATGCTGAATATCAACCCAAAATAAACGAATGTAAAGATTGGGATCAACGACAACACATCATAAACAAACACTGGAAGTTAGAAAAACAACTTGCTTGGCCGCAACACATGGGAGTGGGTTTAGGAATATCAGAAATATACAATAATGCTGACCGAGGTAATTCAGTATCCAAAATGTCTGCCCAATTTTTTAACGATGTTGTTACTGGTAAAATAAGACCTAAAGACATGTGCATTGTTGGCACTACTGGATATTTTAGAGAAATGACATTTCATGCTTTGGAAGATTGGGTTGATTTAGACAATCCAAAGGTCGATGACTCTATGCGAGGAAAATCATTTTGCAGAGTTATGACCTCGACCACAGAGAGCCCAACTTACAGAGGGTGGATTCAATCAGTGCGTAGTTCTAAGGAATACGTTTCCAACCAACAATTTGCTTTGCAGTATTTCATGCACCGACATCCGTGGGTTTTATTTCACGAATACATGAATCATCTAAGAGATATGGTATATATAGCAAGGAACCATGACATACCAATAATTTTTGTTGAATGTCTTGAAAGAATTAATGTCAAATATTTTGAGGATGTCAATCTCCGAAGACATGAAGACTTTCAGAAACCGATGATGGAATATGAGTTCAAAGATAATCTAATTTTTATTGAAAAAGAGATAAATAAACATAAGATAACTGATAAAAACATGGATGATCTCAGAGTTGGTAGTATGCCTAGAGGACACCCAGATCAACAATCACATGTAAAGTGGGGGCAATATCTAGCTAGTTTATTGCGAGTATAGATGAAAGACAATATAATAAAATTTCCGAAGAAGAAACCATCGGAACCAACAGGATATCGTATAAATCTGTATACAGAAGAGGACATTGTAGTTGTCCTCACATGTCTAAACTTATCTGATGACATGGATGATGACAAAAAGTGGGTTCGCAAAGACTTGAGAACGTTGGAACCTGAGTATGTCATAAGAAAAATGCACGATTGTCTGGAGAGTCCTTTGTTGTCATCTATCTGCAAAAAACAGATTACTAAGATAATTAGGTCAGTAGAAGTGCTGCCATTGTCCAAGTTGTACGCCGAATTTTCATAAATACCTACTGATGATAAAGCATTTAGAAGAAAATAACACGAGTTATTTCTCACATCTCATAAGGGCATGGAGTTGTTCTGTGGCCCTCTTCATCCACGGCATTCTTCCGTGGTTCTTCATCGACTACGCATCAAATAAATTACAGGAGGGTCATGATCCGTAGAATTGTTATAGCCTAAAATAAACCAAGAGTCAGGGAAGCAATTATGCCAAAAAGAAAATCTAATCTTCAACTCATTCAGCAAGAATCCAGAGAGGCCTCGCCGAAGACATCGTTGAAGATGCGTATTGAAGATTTAATTACTGTAGACGCAATGACAGAAACACAGGGACAGTTCTTTTCTCAGTATGCCGATGGTGCAAAAGCTATGATGTTGCATGGTGCGGCCGGTACAGGAAAGACTTTCATTGCACTATATAAGGCGTTGGAAGAAGTATTGCAAAAAGGAGGATTCTACAAAAAAGTTATTTTAGTTCGTTCCGCAGTACCGTCTAGGGAAATTGGTCACCTGCCAGGCGATCAATCAGATAAATCGGAGGTTTATAGAATTCCCTACGTCACTATGTGTGATGAATTGTTCCCATCTAAACAACAGGCATATCAAAGGTTGGTTGAACAAAAGTATCTTGATTTTATGATCACATCCTTTGTTAGAGGATTGACTCTCGACAACACCATTGTTGTAGTAGATGAGTGTCAAAATATGAATGACATGGAACTCAACTCAATCATGACACGAGTAGGAGTAAACAGTAAAATTATATTCTGCGGTGACTTCAGACAAACCGATCTTTACAAACGAGGTGACATGTCTGGATTGCAGAAGTTCATGGTAATTGCTGAAAATATGCCATCTTTCAAGACGTTTGAATTTGATACTGATGACATCGTTAGAAGTGATTTGGTTAAGGAATATCTGGTGGCTAGGATGAAATATGAAGATTCACAAGTCGCTTAACTTTTTAAGGAGATAAGATATGAGTAGCTGTAAATGTTGTAGGTGTTGTTCTTGCGAATGTTGTTAATAGGCCGATGGCCTCATGTTTTAAATAGTGGGTCATATCGCTTGACATCTGCGTATAAGTATAGTATGATGATGTAATACTTTATAGGTTCGTTATGTTTAAACATGTAGAAAGATTTGAGTTCCCTCAGCTAGTCAGGGAAAACTTTGAAGGCAAGAGAGTTTACAAAACCGAGAGTGGTGATAGATTTCCGTCTGTCACCACTGTCCTCGGCCACAAATCAAAGCCTGGTATTAAGGCTTGGAGAAAACGAGTAGGTGCCGAAACTGCTAATAAGATTAGTAGACAGGCCTCTGTACGCGGTACAAAAATACACTCTCTCTGTGAGGATTACGTCAACAACGATGATCTAAATTTTGATAAGTTATCCTTTGTTGAGGTTGATATGTTCAACCAAATGAAACCTTTGATTGACCGAATTGACAACATTCACTGCGTAGAACAATTTTTATACAGTGAACATCTGCGACTTGCGGGTCAGGCTGACTGCATCGCTGAGTTTGATGGTAGACTATCTATTATCGACTTCAAAACCTCTGCTAAACCCAAGAGTAAGTCTTACATCAAGAATTACTTTGCCCAGTGTGCCGCGTATGCAATTATGTTTGAGGAACGCACTGGTATCCCCATCGACACATCTATTATCATCATTGGCGTCCAAGCAGATGAATCCCAACTATTTGTCGAAAAACGTGATAATTACATAGATTATCTACTGGAATGTCGCGATTTATACGAGAAAGAAGTATTGACATCTGCTGCCTAGTGTGGTATTATAAATAAATAATCGGTTGATGAAGTGGACTGAAAGATTGTAGGACGCGGGTGCGATTCCCGCCACCTCCACCATAAGTGCATTTACTGAGTGTTCTTATGATGGGGGTGAATAGGTTCGACTGCTGTTGTATAGGAAAGCGGAGACTGATTGACTGGCAAAGTGCCACTAAACTAAACGCAAACGATGACGTTTATGCTCTAGCCGCCTAGGCTAGTGGGGTATGGGTTCCACCTTATTATCCAACGGGCCCCTTACAATAGAAAGGAGAAATCTAATGGATGTCCAAGAGATTTTAACTTATGTAATTGGAAGTTTGTTATTACTAGTTCCAGTGACCAGTGACACCACAACACCTCTACAGGAAGTTGTGGTAGAGGCTGAGAAAAGAGTGATTTTGGATAAACAGGATGTTGCGTGTTTATCCAAGAATATTTATTTTGAAGCCCGTGGTGAGGACACTCAAGGGCAGATTGCGGTAGCGCATGTCACTTTGAATAGAGTTGAACATAAAAACTTCCCAAATAGTATTTGTGAAGTTGTTCATCAGGCAAAAGTGTGGGATGGTCATCCTATCAGATATAAATGCCAGTTTTCTTGGTATTGTGATGGCAAGTCTGACGAGATACATGATTGGCGATCCTACCATAAGATTAGTGATATTGCGAGAAGAGTGATGCTAGGTGAGTTAGAAGACAATACAAATGGTTCTACTTTTTATCATGCTAATTATGTGAATCCAGATTGGTCTAGTCATATGAGTCTTGCAGTAATTCATGACAAACATATATTTTATAGGATGCAATAGTGTCCACACATAACTTTCTTCTAACTGGTGGGTGTGGTTTTATAGGAGGCCACTTGACTGAGGCCCTCCTGTTACACGAACAGAAAGTCACTGTTGTTGATGATATGCGTAGTGGTGAATATAAGATACCACACAAAAACGTAAGATATATTCATAAGGATGTGTCAGACATATTTCCAACCGGAAAGTATGATGCTATATTTCATCTTGCTGCTACTCCGCGAGTCAGGTTATCACATAAGAACCCATACCACACTATCAAAAATAATCTTGATAGTACACTTTCCGTTTGCGAATGGGCAAGAAAACTCAAGGTTCCTATTTTCTTTGCCGCTTCCTCTAGTACCAAGTTCAGCGATTCAAAATCAAACCCATACACTTACAGCAAATCTGCATCAGAAGAAATACTAGATTTGTATAATAGGCTTTACAGAGTCAACTATCATATGTTATACTTCTATAATGTATATGGGCCAAGAGAAGCTGATTACGGTGAATATAGTACGGTAATCCGGTCTTTCAAAAAATGCGTAGAATCCGGAGTTCCTTTGCGAGTATTCGGGAGTGGAAAAAAAGAAAGAGACTTTACCCACATATATGATGTGATTGATGGGATATTGCAATTGTTACAACACAAGAGAAAACCCAGAGACGTACACTTGGGTGGAGGCAAACCAGTTAGTATTTTGGATATTGCGAAGGCATTTGATCACCCATGCGTTCATGAGTTTGATAAGCCGGGCGAGGCAGAGATGACTCTCTGCGACAGTCCATTCTATGATACTGAATACAATGTTATAAAGTATATCAAAGATTGGAAAGAAGAATTTCTTAAAGAAACTATACAAGAGGAACTAAAAAAGGTAGATGATAAACATGCCAAAACAGTCTGAAAAAGACCAGAAACAAACTGATCAATTTTTGATCACCAATCAACAGTTCTCTAGTGCTGTGGAATTTTCTCAACACATAGAACGTAAAGCAAGTGTGGGACAAAATTATATTGATGTTTTGACTGATTACTGTGTTCGTAATGAAGTTGAGATTGAAAGTGTTAAGAAATTGTTGACCCCATCTTTGAAGGAGAAGATTTCGGCCGAAGCACAAAACCTAAATTTATTGAAGGTTAAGGCCGCGCCCAAATTACCGATATGATAGAACCATTTGAGGTATATCGTCTTTATCTAGCAATCAAGTTACACTTTACAACCAAGAACTATGACGTTGTAAAATACCGATTCAAGGTTCGTGTTAAAGAAGAAACCTTTAAGAAAAGAAAAGACTTAATATCAATCAAAAAATTAGCAAGAGATTACTCTCGTGATCAGATCATAGATTTTCTTGTCGCAAACTTTGTCTCTGGTGAGAGATGGGGTGGGTTATTTGATGTTGATGCCGCTAGAAGGTATGAAGAGTGGGTCAACCGCAAACACCAAAAGTCCTATCGTTTTCACCAAGACGTTGAACGTATAATACTGGAGATGGAAAAAGAGGATATTGGTAATCCCTTTGTTGAAAAAAATGGCAAACACCCCTTGACATTTAGGTTGTTCTTTGGTAATATGATTACTATAGAAACAATGACAACACTAGATAAAGTGTTTGACTTTGTTGATATGAACACAAATGACATCTTACTAGAAGATACATGTATGTGTATTCAAAAGTATCGTCCATTTGTGAGGGTGACGGATCGCGATCAATCCATCGCAGCCACTTTGAAATGTGTTATAAATAAGAAGGTACATCGTGAGTAAGTCGAATAACTCCAGAAGGTCTAACCAGAAGGAGCGTATGCGTCGAGTTGGTTCTGATAAAACTAAACTTGACAAATACAAACATCTGTTATATGATGAGGATGTATATGATACTGATGAGTTTCATCAGTCATTAACTGCAAAATCAAAAATATACAGTAAACAACAATCTGAATAAACTGCAAACACAAGGAGCAAACATATGTCTGCAAATTCTTTATCTGAACTCCGTAAGAGTCGTGGCAACTTTGACACTCTGTTGAAACAAGTGGAAAAGATGTCAACCACCACTACAGAATCCAATGATACCGGCAAAGAGTGGAAACTCTCTGTTGATAAGGCTGGAAATGGTTCTGCCGTAATTCGTTTCCTTCCCCCCTCCAAGGGAGAGGAGTCTTATTGGGTGCGTCTTTGGACACATGGTTTCCAAGGCCCCACTGGTAAGTGGTATATCGAAAACTCTCTTACTACTCTGAACCAACCTGATCCCGTTTCGGAACTGAACACACAGCTCTGGAATACAGGTGCGGATGCTGATAAGGAGACCGCTCGTAAACAGAAACGCCGTCTTTCTTATTACTCTAACATTCTTGTTGTGAGTGATCCTGCCAACCCAGAAAACGAAGGTAAAGTTTTCTTGTATAGGTATGGTCAGAAAATCTTTGAAATGATTCAAGATGTAATCAAACCAGAACTGCCAACTGAAGACCCGATCAATCCCTTTGATCCGTGGGAAGGGGTTGACTTTGCTCTGGTTGCACGAAATGTCGCTGGTTATCGTAACTACGATAAGTCTAAGTTTGGTTCCAAGGTTCGTCCTGTTGCTGACTCGGATGAAGCGATTGATGCCATCTGGGCTCAACAATATTCTCTCACCGAGATCGTTGATCCAAGTCAGTTCAAATCATACGATGAACTCAAGACCAAACTTGAGATGGTGTT